AAGTATTGTCAACACTACCAAGACCAACCATTGTTGCCGAAATACCAGAGACCGTTCCCGTAAATGTTGGCGAGGCAAGATTCGCTTTGAGGTCGAGTGCGGTTTGCTGCGCTGTAGAAACTGGCTTGCTTGTGTCGGAAGTGTTGTCCACCGAACCAAGTCCCACCATGCTCTTGCTAACACCGGAAACTGTTCCTGTAAATGTCGGCGAGGCAAGGTTCGCTTTTAGGTCCAAGGCGGTTTGTGTTGCGTTTGAAACTGATTTATTAGCGTCCGAAGTGTTGTCTACGTTTCCAAGACCAACATCACCCTTCACTAAACCGCTAGGTGCAATGATTGACGCTCCGGTTGGAATCGTAACTGTTCCACTAAATGTTGGACTGGCAAGGTTCGCTTTGAGGTCAAGTGCGGTCTGTTGAGCAGTTGAAACAGGCTTGGCTGTGTCTGAGGTGTTGTCAACGTTTCCAAGCCCAACCATTGTCGCTGAAATACCGGAAACCGTTCCAGTAAAGGTTGGCGAAGCCAAGTTTGATTTTAAATCAAGCGCAGTTTGTGTTGCTGTGGAAACTGGCTTATTGGCATCAGAGGTATTATCGACGTTGCCTAAACCGACCATTGATTTAGAAACACCAGAAACAGTTCCGGTGAACGTAGGGGAAGCGAGGTTTGCTTTGAGGTCTAACGCGGTTTGTTGTGCGGTGGAAACAGGTTTCGCCGTATCGGCAGTGTTATCAACCGACCCGAGCCCAACCATTGTTTTGGTGACACCCGAAACTGTTCCAGTAAAAGTTGGCGAAGCAATCGGCGCAAATGTTGTTGAAGCAGTTGAAGTAGAAAGTTTGTCATCAATCTGTGTTTGGATTGCCGAAGTTACACCGTCTAGGTAGCCAATTTCTGTATCGGTTACGTTTGTTACGCGAGCCTGAATTACCGATGTATCAACAGTAATTGTTGGTGTAGCATTTTCTCCCGAGTTGCCAGAAAGGGTAACGCCAGTTCCTGCAACCAATGATTGGACAAACGAACCGGTTGTATCTGTCGCCAAGTCAATTGCGTCATTAACCCATGCTGTTCCATTCCATTTAAGAAATTGTCCACTGGTTGCGCTTGTGATAGTTACGTCGGTTACATCATCAAGTGAGTTGATTGCCGAGCCAGCAGCATCGGTGTCATTCACCCAAGCAGTGCCGTTCCATTTAATAATTTGTCCGTTTGTCGGGGATGTGATTGTTACGTCTGAAAGGTTGTCAAGTGTGGCGTTTAAGCCAACGGTGGCAGAAGAGCCCTCACCTGGTGTGTGTGTTACCGAGATTCCCGTGCCCGCAGTTACTGCCGACATGTAATTACCGGTTGTATCTGTTCCCAGGTCAATCGCATCATTGACCCATGCTGTCCCGTTCCATTTAAGAAACTGACCAGAAGATGCCGATGTAATCGCCACGTCCGGTAAGTCGTTGATAGAAGAAACACCACCGGCTGCGGTATTTATCCACTCAGTTCCGTCATATCCGAGAACTTGGCCGGGTGTTGGGGATGTAATATTTATGTCAGTTAGGTCGGAGAGTTCCTCTGCGCCCGTGTCGGACATAATTTCGACCCATGCGGTACCAAAATATATGAGAAGTTCCAGGGTTGTTGAGTCAAACCATAGGCTCCCAGATTCTGGTTCTGCTGGGGCTGTATCACTGACAGTAATGCTTGAGTTTCCGCTACTCACCTCAAGCCATGTCGCATTTGAGCGATAATAAAATACGTGGTTTGTGGTATCAATCGCTATCGCGCCGTTTGCCAGGGCTGCAGTTGGCGCGCCGTTTGTAACAAGTGTGACTACACCGCCCGTTGCTTTAAAAACATCATCAGTAGTAAGAACATTTGCCGAATCACGAAAAAGATTTGTATCTCCGGTTGAGGCCCCATCCGACCATGTAATCTTGCCGCCAGCGTCAATTCTTATTCTTGGATGTGAGTCAAGGTTCACCCGAGCAGAGATTGCTTCGTCTGCTACCGTGCTAAAATTAAAGCCGCGTAGCGGGGTGCCCACGTATTTTGTCATGTGAATTCAGCCTCAACTGTTTTCTATGTAACGAGCACCCCTCAAGGTGTTCTATGTTTTAACCAGCAATTACTACAGTGTACGCACCATTGTCGGGGGCTACAGAAAAAGATACCGTCACTGTGTTGGTGTCGGTTCGAACAACATCAGCGATTACTGTATCAAATGTTGCGGAATCAAAAACCTGAACATTAACTGACCGAGTTCCAAGGTTGTGCACTAGAGCAAACGAAAGGTTTGAGTTGTTTCCAATAACCTGACTTGAGATTCTTGCCAATACCGGGGCGGTTGTTGTGAGGTTGACCGAGGAAGTAAAAGCAAGTGATGTTCTTGCGGCAGATTCCGTGATTGCACCAGTACCACCCTGGTCGACTGGAAGAGTTCCGCTTGTATCGTCAGAACCCTGTGCAAGGTCAATTACGTTACGGCTTAAAACTCCAGCGGTATATGTAAGACCATCACCAGCAATGTCTGATTTAATTTTAAGACCATCAGAAGTTGTTGCAAGACCAGCAATTGCTGAATCAAGTTTAATTCCAACATTGTCAGAAGTAATTTCAAGACCAGTTGTTGAACCAACATTTACGGCAAGAACTCCTGCAGAGTATCCAAGACCATCACCTGCTGCGTCCGACTTGATTCGCAATGCATCGCTAAATACTTCGATACCAACACCGGTTACGACGTTAAGAACATCTCCGGACTTTGAAAGGGCATCACCAGCAAGGATGTTTCCAGCGACTGAGAATAGCGAGAACGCAAGGCCAGTTGTGCCGACTACGATGTCACCATCGGTAATGAGCACCCAGCCGCTGTCTGCGTTTGTTGTACCATTCTCAACGAATGTAAACATTCCAGGAGTAACTTCAGCATTGTTGTCCGCGTCAGTTGCGCGTGAAGCAGCGCCAGAAACCGATGCAATGTAAATGCCGTTTTCTGATGCTGTTGACTGGTTCTTTACGAGAACTCGGTCACCAGCAACAAGGGTGTAACCGTCAATTACGTCGCCAGCCTCAAGGCCAGAAGCAATCGTAATTGCTGCAGTGGTTGCTACCTTTACGGAAGCCTTAACATCAAGTCCGGTGCGGGCAGAGTCAACATAGGACTTGTTGGCAACATCTAGGTCGGCTACTGGTGTAGCAGCCTGGAATGTTCCGGTTCCCGAGCGCCTTACTAGGGTGCTTAGTGAATCAGTTGCTGTGGCTGCATCAAAGGTTGTTTTGTCTGCTGCCGACATCATTCCAGGAATGGATGAGGATGACAGGTTCGGGGTGATTGTAACCGTTCCGTTTGACTCGCTGACCGTTATGGCGCTTGCGTGTGTTCCAGCACTTGAAATGCCGGTGAGCATTTTGCGCCAGCCGCTAAGCGTGGCGTCATAAACCTTAATAGTCCCTTCAGTGCTATTGAAGATTAAACGGCCGTCAAAGTTGTTTACCGCTGGGTCTGAGGCGAGGACCTCGAAGGTCCCGTTAATCAGTTGGTTTTGGTTAAGATTTAAGTTAGTAACGAACCTCATTAAAGACCTCCATTAGTCTGCTCACCTATCATAGGATAGGCTATTTTATGTCCAGTTCGGTTGAGGGCTGGCTAAGAAAGATACGCTTTTCCAGAAAACGGGCTGGTAAAACCTACGGTGAGGCTATTTTGCGTACTGTAAACAACCTCGCCAATTACGTGTGTATTCGCTGAATCAACTATTGAAACATTTGGGAAAAACTTTAAATTGTGAGTTATTACCCAAGAATCAGAGGGGGATGCTTGTGTGTGGACATATTTTGACTTTGCCCTAACTTCTTCAATCGCACCCTGAATCGTTGTGGCGGATATTTCGTCCGTTGGCTCAAATGGGGCCAAACCACCTGCATGGGTATCTACGTATTCCGTGGTCGCGTAGTTGTATGTGGTGAGCGGCTGGGTATTTGGAACAATATCAGCCAAATCCATGGTGTCGAGGGCGGCGGTGTGATTGAGTGTGATGAAGTACTTATTGAATGAAGAACCAGAGATTCTTTCGTTTACCTCATAGGTGACACCCGTTGGAACAATTCCGGGACTGTTTGTGGCATAGAGGGCAATAGAAAAACTGCCCGTTCCATCAAGCGTTACTGATGTATTGGTTACAGGAACGCTCACATTCGTTTCTGGGTCACGCATCGGCGCAGTGAGTTGGAACGAGACCTTGCCACTTGCGTAAGACCCATCAGTTTTAAGAAACTGTCCGGTTAGTGTGATTGCCTTGAAACCCATGTTACGACCTTTGGTATATATCCAGTGTTACTGCATGATGCACAACACTGTCTGTTGTTGACACAATTCTTACCACATTTGAAACTCTTACCCTAAAAACAGACTTTGTAGCATCTATTTGACCGACGCCATCCAGCGCTGAAATTACATCATCGATTAAGTCTACGTTTTCGGTAGCCCTATCTTGCCATAGGTCGACCTGAACCATTTTGTTCCTTGTTAAAGCAAACCCATCACCAATCAGAACTGGTATGTTGCTTATCTCATCAGAGTATGTGATATATGGGTGGGCTTGGCTTGGTGGGGCAAAGTCCCTAAATACGCCAGTGATTCCAGCAATATTTGCGTCAATCAAAACCGTTCGTAGCGCTCCACCTGTAGACGGCATTATGGAACCTCAAGAATAACATTTTGTCTTTTCATGGTTCTGGATTTCTTAATCATGGCGAGGCCAAAATTCATTGCTACCTTTTCTGCGGCAGACATTGGCCCCTTTACCAACTCTTCGCGCACTGGCCTCATAAACGGCCTAGGGGAGATACTTTTTGTTCCGTATTCCAATTCAATTGCATATGGTGCCGTATTGCCAAAAAATGCCATTGCCGGGTTTGCATTCCTCTTTGAGATTGGGCCAGACACAAATGAGCCGTGCAAATTTTTGCCGGAAGGAGAGGACGGCATATCCCCAGGCTTACTCGAAGACCTGGTCTTGCCGGATTTATCTACGTACTCCTTGTATGACCCCATGTAGTCAACACCCTTACGGGCCCTATTGGCTCCATCTTCGGCAATTTCAATCGCGGTTCCATAGTTGCTTGCTATTGCGGATTGGATAATTCGCTGCAGGCGAGAGTCGAGAAGTTTCATCTCCCTGGCGAGGTTGGCTCTTCCCTTACTCATCACCAACCGTCTTTCTTATCTCTAATCTAATGTGGGTTTTTGTGTAAACTATTCCCTCTATTGTGTATGTTGCATTTAGCCCGGAAATAGCGTTTCCAGAAATAACTATTTGGTCATTAATTGATACGGTCGAATTTCTTGGAATGCGTGCTATCAACTTTCTGCGCTCTCCGTACTGTCCCAGTTCTCCTGGCTGTCCTTCTTCGGAAAATTTTTGATGCAGTGAGCCGCGAACAACAGTGTTTGAAACAACCGGAGTCCACACGCCCTCGGAGTCGGTTGTTACGGACGTCTTCCTTCGAACCGTAATATTCTCAAATGCCCCTCTCATGGCGACTAACCAATCACTCGTCGTTTAAATCTTTCGATTGTTTTCAGTTCTGTACTGGAAAAAATACCCGAGTCTGACTCTTCAAAAAAGTATTCAGTTCCTTCAACCTTAAGCCTGGTTAGTCCCTGTGCATCGGTAAGAACCTTGCTCATCTCTCTTGACGCGGAGGAAAAGCACACGCGCTCAAGTGCCGACGCAGCAGAGTCACCCAAGCCTGCGTTATATGTAACTTTTGCCTGATAACCCTGACCAGCAATCAAGATATTGTCAATCCCCCATGGGTGAATGTCAAAATCCAAAAGGTTCTGGGCTACAAACTCGTTTTGATAACCGATACTAAATGAGATAACGCTGACAACCGGAGCCTTCCTGAGAAAAATCTGTCTTTGGCCAGATTGCAACATGTGTATCTCATCAATAATCTGAACTGGCGCTAATGGCCTATTCAGGATGGCGGAAAGTTCCCCTTCGATGCTGGAAATAATCAGGGCTGCGGCGTCCTCCTCTGATTGGGTGAACGTTTTGTTCATGTAAACAGCCAGGTCGGCAGCGAGGATGATGGCCATACCACAACATTACACCATTATGGTTCTAGGGTAGTTTAGCCTAAGCCTCTCCAACCCAGAATATTGACTTATAGGAGAGCGACAAGTAGCCCTCTTCTAGTGCGTCAAGAAGGAACCCCTTTTTATTTGCATCAATCATGAGTTCTGGAATCTCAACGTATCCCATTGAGGAGTTCAGCAGGACATTGGACTCATCAATCATTTCCCAGCCGTAGTGAACCTGTATTTTTTTGTCCAAGCGGCAAGCAGAGTGAATCATCCCCTTGGAGATAATCCCATTGAATATTTCCTCGTACGGGTATTCGGGGCCGTAATCATTTTTTTTAAGGGCCTGTGAGTAGAGATACTCTTTTATTTCGTGAAATGGTTTTTCCAGGTCCCAACATAGGGCGAAGTCAATTGAGCCGCTGTGCCCGAACTCTTTCATGGGTCGTAACTATGTTTTATTTTGATTCTAGGTAAAAGGGGGAAGAAACAACTATCGGCAATATCTTGTGCTTAATTGCCTGTTGTTCCGTAATCTTGTCGCCCTTGCGGACAACTAGGAGGTTGTTCCCGTCCACCAATTCATATACGTCCCGAGGAGAAATAACATATTTTTTTTCCATAGGTTAATGGTACCACATTTGTTGGAAATTCTTGCAAGTGGCTGTATTGTGTTGTTGGAGGTAATAAAAATGCTAAAAAAGACAATTATCACATTATTGCTCTGTTCTGGTTTAACCCTTGTTATTCCCACCCAGGCAAACGCCCAATGCTCAGTCAAGGCAAACTCAATTGCCCTTGATGGCCAAAAGGACGGCAGACTCACCATATATTGGGATGTGAGGTGCACTGAAATTAGCGCATCCGCCGGATATCGATATGAAGAAGTTGATGTTTTGGGGCTTAGCGGTGTGCAGGAATTGCGAGGATACTTCCTAGCGGACGGTGGATGGACTTTTTCTGTTGATAAATCCCTACCAACCTATTCGGCTTCGGTTTGGGCTGAAGACAAAGATGGAAGGGTTTACTCTAATGTAATAACAATCGGCTCGCCGTTTATTGCAATACCCACACCCATTACCGTTTCTCCCAATACTACAGTATCGGTTACGACCACAACCGATAGTCCGGTAACAACTATTCAGGAGACAACAACAACATGGGAATCTACAACAACATCCACGACGTCAACGACGAGCACTACTACTATTGCACCCTCTACGACTGTGCCTGTAACAACCGCACCGACTACTACGATGCCTCAAATAACGACAACAACGGTCAAACCAAATATCCCGCTCGTACTGATTGAAAATCAAAACGTCACCAGTAAATTTACAAAAAATAATCCTGTGCTAAAAAACAAAAAGTTAATCCCAAAAAAGAAAAAGTTGATAACCAATCAGCGCTAAATTGCGTCTATTATTAAATGCACCCTCGCCTGCTGGCCTTTGTTTTCTACGCCGTGGTATCTGTGGGTATTATCTATAACCCAAATCTGCCCCGCACCTAGGTTCATGGATTCATCTCCCACCGTGAACACACATTGATTATTGGTTATAACTGGAACATGTATTCTGTGGGTTTTTTCCGTTAACGGCCCCCTATCCCTGTGTGTGGGTATTACCGTATTGGCATCAAGTTTTGTGAGCATCGCTTGCTTCACTGATACTTGACCAATACACCCCTCAGCGGCAATGACGACATCGTCTATGTATTTACTAAAGCGTTCATGGTTTTCATGTAGAATTCCAGAGTTGATTCTATTCTTCAAATCAAACATCAACGGGATTGTTTTGGTATTCTCTGCCGCCGCACCACCGTACAATTTCCTGTCTGTGTACTTAGACCAATCTTGGTCAGTCAGCAATAATACTTCCGACAGGAGGTCATCAAACCTGGGCATGTTTCCAATAAATTGAAATGCTTTATTTTCTTTCATAAAATCATCCTATATATAGCAAAAACCCCACGCCCCCATTACTGGGAACGTGGGGCTTGCTTTTACTTAGTACTTATTATGCTTCTGGAGCGCCGTCGAAGTCAACTTCAACGAACGACTCTGGACGCTTAACAGCAAGTGCAATACGCTCTTCAGCCAACACCGCAACGGCGTTGCGGACGAAGAAGTCTGAGTGTTGCTCGGAAACACGGATGTTTCCTTCCATGCGGTCGAACAGCGTCGCGCCAATTCCGAAGGAACCAAGGAGAACCTTGCCCTCTGCGATGGCTGGAGTGCTGACGATAGGCAAGCGCCACATGCGTGACTCTGCGCCCATTGCAACCGACATAAGCATCAAATACTGTGAATTGGCGTCTTTCGACAACTCAACATCTTCGAGGTCGTTCGGGTGCATAATCATGCCGGTTGGCTCGTAATAAGCGAGCAATGACTTGGTGATGCCGCGACGAACTGCGTCGATGCGGTTATCGCCAGCAGCGCCTGCCGACCATGAGTATGTCTGGATTCCGCTGGTGTTGCGAATTCCGGTCAAGTTCTGGCCAGTGCCGTTACCGTTCAAGATTTGGTCATCCTCAACAAGGCGAAGACCGTACAACAACTCGTTGTCGATGATGCCACGAAGGGTTGGTTCGTCTTCTAGGACGTTGCGGTGAGCAACTTCGTAGTGAGCAATCGTGCGTACTGGGGCTTGTGCGCCAGCAACAGTCATTGCTGACTGTGGCTTAACACCAAACGCGTTGTTTGCATCGTTGCGCTCTGCAACGGTTGCTGCGTTGTTGGTGAATCCGGTTACGCGGAAAAACTCAATCATGTTGCTGGTTGTCTGCTGAACATCAAAGAGTTCACGAACACGCATTGCGCGCTTCTGGCGCTCTACGATTCCTTCACGCTGTGGTGTACCGAAGTCACCTGGGGTGCCGCTTGGAAGCGCAGTGTACGCATCCTTTTGGCCCCAATGACTTGCAAACGAACCTTTAACCTGAAAAGGTACATTCATTGTGTAACCGGACTTGCCGCCACG